ATGAGAATGACCAGCCGTAAAAAAGAGATACTCAGCTACTTTGAGCCGGATAACCTCGACTGGATAACGGGTGAGATCGGTGCGCCCCCTCTTGATGTGTCTGGTGTGGCCTACCTGCTTCACGGCATGGAGTCGTTCGACAAGCGTCACCAGCTCGAATCGACCCGGCGCACTCTCGAAAATATGGTTGCTGGTGGCCTACTGGAAAGGGTGACGGTGTACGAGCAACGGCAAAACACCACGCAGAGTAGCGCGGATTCTCCCGGCGTCTGGTGTAATGTCACGCGTTATGGCCTGCCGGGAACATGCCGGCTAATACGTGATACAAGCGGCGCTGATAATTCGATATCAGGCGAGTGTGTGCGGCTTGGTTAACCCATAACGCTACCACTCAGCACTAAGGGCAGAATTCTGCCCTTTAATCCAGCAACTGAGTAGCTCACCGTTACTTTGTCCCTACCTCTTACATCCGAGATTCCCCCGCATGTACGGCCTGGCAAACTTAATACACCCTATCGCCATGTAGGCGGTCATAACCAGTCACCACGCCCCGCAACTGGTGCGCACAAACTAAATCCGTATCAAACAGTACAAATTTAGCACTCATCTTTTGGATGCCTCCGCTAAGCATTCAGCCTTAAACCATCACTTTAGCGGCTCTTTTGGTTGTCGGTAGTTTTCAAATTTCCAAAGCATTCCAAAATTAATGACCACCAGCACGGCGCATCAAAAGTGAGCGTGGACATCAAAAATGACAAACCAGCCCGCAACCCAACCGTATAACAGCGTTATACAGTGGTATACTGTATAAACCGAAAACACTGATATGGCGGCCCCTCATGAGTAAATCCAATCTTGTAGCTTTCCGTGTTCCGGCAGAATTGCAGGACGCATTTAATCAGGCTGTAGCGGCGTCAGGTGGCGATAAAACGGCGTGGCTAGTCGATGCCCTGCGCAGCAAACTAAGCCAGCCAGAAAGTAACCCTCATTCCCGTATGCTGGCGCTGGTGGAGCGAATGGAAGTAGCGGCAGCGGCGCTAGCCGGAGGTAAGCAGGGGATCCCGCCGACCCCGTACAATGAAACGGCGGTGATCGGGATTATCGCGGACACTATCCTGGAAGGTTTCGATAACGGGCGCATTATCGCTGAGAGGCTCAATGAGGCGGGTTATCAGACTAAGGCGGGTAAGGCGTGGGATAAAGACATTTACAGCGCCTGGAAGCGTCAGGGGCGCAATGCTGAGAAGTTAACGGCGGCGCTGTAATGTTATCTGCGCGGCGCGGTGGGCTTCTTCCACTGGTAGGCTGGTGCTACCATCCTGCGGCGGTGGCGTTCTTTGGCCTGTAGTACCTGCGCCACGCCGTTGCGAATGGTGTAGCGGGCGTGGTTATCGAGTGTTTCACCGCTCTGCGTGGCCATCTCCTGTATGGCTAACTCCAGTGTTATGCGGTCTAACATCGTTGTCGCTCCTGATATGGCTGGTAACCGGCTGTTTTTAGCTAATTCCGGCTCAGAACCGGAATTAACCTTGCCGTAGTCTTGCTGTGCTCATGGGGTAGGCATTAGGGTAATAGTAGGGCGCTCATGGGGTAGCCTTTATCGATGCCCGTTCAAATGAGCGCATTGACGCCTCAGCTCTGCGCATTACGCTGGCGAACCCTTTAGCATCCCTCGGTTCTTTCAACCGCCAGTAAGCTGATTCAGTCTTTAGCAGTCGAGAGCGCTTTTGCTCGAAGGTATCCCATCTCATTCCGGCAGGCTTCGGAAACTTGAGCGGGCTATTTAGCAGGCTGCCCGCGGGAGGGTAATCATCCCCCCATAGATCATGCCTCTGCTTCCACACACTGCGCCGTAAGCGAGCGATCTCATCTTCACTCTGGCTGGCATAGTGAAGGCTCCAGCATTTACGACACCCCACATCCAGCCGGCCAATGAATAATTTCGCAGCCCGGCAGCCACAATGCGGGCAAATGTACCATTGCCGGCAGCCAAAACCTGCCCGGGTAATCGTGATGCCAATAACCCGCGTTACCCCGTTGATTGTCGCGCTGTAGCCGCCAGAAACCAGAGAGAAAAACACCCTTCCGCTCTTGGTATCACAAAAAATCTGTGTTTTCGGGCTCGAATCCACCAGCTTTCTTTGCATATCTGCCAGAAATTGGAGGTTAATTCGTGGTAGCGCAGAGGTGTAAACCCGCGTCTGCTCTCTCATTGGCTCAGATCTCCGCTAAAAAAATCTGCAAATGAATACGAAATTATATGAGTTCTGCACAATTGGTACTGCGAATACGGCCTAATAATCGCTGCTATAACCTTAACTATTGTTAACCACTCATGGGGTAAGCGGTTTTCCCGCATGTATCGGTTTCGTTTTTTCCGCAATCAGCGTTTTGATAATTCTCGCAGGAAAGCTGCCTCCATCTGCGGCTTTGCATCAGCAACACCATGCTGCAAAAACTCCTTCCTTGCTCTTGGCAGGGTGAACTTCTGCGGGATATTCGGATCTGCGACATAGATTGCGTAATTCGCTGAATATCCGATGCGGCCAGTGATGCGCGTCCCGTTAGTGATAACCTCTTTAAACTGCGAGTTAATCAGGGTGCTGGTATCAACTGGCGTATAGATTGCTGCTACGAGCCCACCTTCATGCAAAGCAGCTGTCATTGCACGCGGTAAGCGCCGCCCGGTAATGTCCCTCACCAGCGCATTCATGTTGCGCCGGATTTTGTTCATTCCTCTGCCTTTGATGCCCATTTATCACCTCTTATCTCTGTCGGGTACGCACTAAAAAAGCTTTGTTTTCGCTGCGTACCATGCTGCGTACTGCGTACCTAAAAACTTTTGACGACTCAATTTATATTATTGCTCTCAGCCCGCTACTGGCACGGGTTTCAGAATGCTCGCGTTTTAAATCCGTCAAGAACAGTCCAATATTTTAAAGCTGTTTTCGGTGCGAACCTCAATGTGAACCATCACCCGTGCTGGTGGTCTGCCGCTTTGTCTCCAGCCAGCGGCAGAATCCCTCTAACTGCCGCGCCTTACCCTCTGGCGTCTTTGCGCCGGTGCTCATGCCGCCGTGTAACTTGCAGCGCCCAGAAGTGTAGAGCGCCGTCATTTTGCACGGTGTCCCTTTCCTCGTCGTCGCTCCACACGTCATATCCCTGCAGGCCTCCGGGAAAGGCGTTTCGCCGCCGATATCATCAGCCCACGCACGGTATAGTTTTCGCTTTTCGTCGTTCGTCACAGGATCGCCTTTCGATGTCAACTTTTGTCACTCTCTCATGGGGTAGGCTGTTTACTGACTGCGTTTACACGAAAAAAAGTTCTTATTTCCGGCATGTGAAAATGCTCTTGAACTGGCAGTCCTGTAAAGCATAAGGAAGAGGATTTCCCCCTCCCCTTAGGTCACATTAAAAGGTTCCCCTTGCCTGCCTTCTAAGTCCGTGTGCATCCGCGATCGCTGTGGACATTGGGCCGCCAGTATCCACGTCATTGAGAAATCCAGTCACTGTCACCACGTCACCTTGCTGGAAAGCTTCAGCGCCAGTAATGTTGTGCTGGTTGCCGGTGGTCTGATCTATCAGTTGGATATTTACCTGTATCGACCGTTTAGAGCTATCTCCCGATTGACTGGATGATGCTGATGAAGTGGGTAGATATTCCTTACCTGTTGATGCCTTCTGGATAGTAGGAGAACCACCGGTAACGTCCTTATTGCTGAACACCCGGCCTTTGTCACCAGGGATCATAATCAATCCGTTTTTGGTCTGCATGAACTCAGGCAGGTTTCCTTCCCCAACTCGGTACGCCCCACCAGCGCCTACCGTTCCGCCATTTTTGCGTTTACCGGCCAGCGTGGCGCCGATGGCGAACGCTGCTACCATACCGGCAATACCGGCTATAGCCGCGCCACCGAATGTGGCGATAGAGGCTGCGGCTGCGGCAGGAGCCCACGCGGCAGCAGTTTGCGCACCGGCCTGTTGTGATGAGTTAGATGTCATCTTATCGGCTATCATCGCCATCGCAGCATTTTTCAGGTATTGAATGCCAACTTCAACCAGAGCCTGAATGACGCTATTAAGAATGGCGTTACCCAGATTCTTGAAAGCCTCTGTGGCGCTTTGCGTACCGTTGATTAATCCCGTCATCGAACTGGCGGCCTGGCTGGCAAAACCATCAACTGCCGCCGCCATAAGTTCGTTAGTTGTGCTTTGGTTGCGGAATATCTCCCATTGAGCCTCAATTCGCTGTTTTTCATAGGTATTGTTTGCAGCGTTCCTGAGAGCTAAAGCTTCCTGTTCAGTGATTGTCTTTTGCTGTTCAAACTGCTGAATAAGCGCAAGTTCCTGAGCATGCTGGTTAGCGAGGCGCTGTACTGGATCTACCTCGCCGGCTGCCTGTTGCTGTGGCGTAACGACCTGCTGCGCACGAATTTTGGCTAGGTTGACCTGATGCTGCTGTTCCATCAACTCCGATTGCTGGTTATAGGTCTTCTGATCAATCATCTGGCCGTCTAGTTGGCGCTTTAGCTGGTCTCGACCGTCTGAATAGGTTTTATTTTCCTTACGCACAGGGTCATTGCTGATCGCGTTGTTAAGGTCTTTCTGGCGCTGCTGGGCGTCAAATAACTGTCCAGCCAGTTCGCGCACCCGCTCTTTTTGCGTGTCGGTGGCCTTAGCTCCGAGAGCGGCCACGGCATTAAACTGCGCAGCCTCTCTGGTGTTCTCGTCATAGCGCATTGTCAAAACGGCAATCTGCCGCTGCAAGTTGTCTATTGAGTCATCGCCGCGGGCAAAGGCATTCTTCGGCGTTTTATCCTGTTTTTTTCTGGCGTCGGCAATTTGCTTATCCAGAACAGCAGCAGCTTCAGCATATTTCTTATCATCGATTAGCCCTTTGGCCTTGTCTTTGCTTAGCTGTTCACGCTGCTGGGTGAGCTTATCAACTACTGTTTGACCAGATTTAATGATCGAATTGGCGTTGTTCTCTGCAGTTTTCTTTTCGAGATTGGTGATATAGGCTGGCTTAGATCCGTCTACAGAACCCGATGCCGCCTTGCCAACATCGGAATAAAGGGATTTTGCTCGTTCTAGCGCCGCTATTTGACCTTTGATAGCATCTATTTGTGTTTTAGTGCCTGCGTCAGTGTAGATAGAAGCTTTGGAAACGGTATTGTAAGCCGCTTCAGTTACAGCTAATTTTTTATTCAGCGAATCCAACTGCGCATCTATCGCAACAATAGGATCTACATTTCCGGTGGCTACGGAGATTGAAAGAGCAGTTTGGTCGAGAAGTTTTGCCAAATAGCGCGACGTCCCAATAGCATCATCAATTTTGGAGATAGCTACCCCGAACTGAGTGATCAAAGCATTTGTTGCCTGCGATACAGTACGCGGCATAGTTTCAAACTGCTGATTGATTTCGTCGGACCTCTTTTCGATTGCCGCTAGCACCTCGCCAATATCTAACTTGCCTGCCAACATCAACTGACGGAGCTCGTTAAACGGAATCCCCATACCATCGGCGATCTGCCTCGCCAGTTCCGGCATCTGTTCCAGCACTGAGTTAAACTCTTCCGCCTGAATTCTGCCGGACGCAACCGACTGCATAAATTGCCTGAGAGCGTTAGCCATTTCCTGAGCCGATGAGCCACCGATAGTGCCGATCTTCTGCAGGGTCATCACTAGCCGGTTAACATCACTGTTAGTGGCGCCTACAGTTTTTAGTGTAGCGGTCAGTTGCTGCCAGAGGTTGACGGTATCCCCAAGGCTGGCACCGGTTGCCGAAGCAATACCCACAAGCTGCTGAAAGCTCCGCGCACCTTCCTCTGAACTTGAAGATAAACGCGTTACTCGCGCCTGAAGTAGCGTGAATTCCTCAGACAGCTGTTGGAGCTTCATCAACGCCTGAATTGATATGTATCCTTTCACGGCCACAGCAAGGCGCGAAAAACCTCCGCCCAAGTTATCCAGGCTTTTATCTAGCTTGTCAGCAGAGTTAGCTGTTTTTTTGACTGAGTTTTCAATTTGCTTTAAAGCTGAATCTGCGCTCGCCTGACCCGCAAGCAGTTTGGCCGCATCGGCTTCAATCTCAATGGTGTATTTGCCAAAATCAGTTGTCATGAGCGCCTCAGTGTAGGGTTCTTACTTTGTTTTTTTTCAGAGCGTTGGTGTTCAGAAGAGTTATGACTAATCGACCATGTTCGGTAAGGCGATATTCCGGACCATCAAATGATATAAAATTCATTAACATGCGATAGGCTTCTCGTTCAAATGTCGCGCCATATTCATCTTTAGCGGCATATATTGTGTTATCGACAAGCCCCGCGGCGAGCAGGTGTTTTTCAACGTTGCCACTTACACCATCAATGCTAAGAACGTTGGAGCCAGTTTCCCGGCGCAGATCGCGAATATAGGTCTCGGCAATTACTTCAGCCAGCCTCTGTAGTTGTTCCATCACCCACCCCGCTTAACGGATTCAAGGCCCTTAGCGACCAATGCGCGGGCAATAGCGTTTACCGTTGGTGCTACACCAATCGGAGAACGCTTGCGCTCCTCTTCCTGAATTTCACGAATGGACTGAAGATGTTCCCGGCAAAGTGCTACCGTGATTTGTGATCGGTTCATCTGCTTACCCCTGATATTTATACAGTCAATTTATATTGTAGTTTATGCAACATAAATGGCAAGCATTGCGTTTTGTGAAATGATGTGGCGTAAAAAAACCCGTGGTCACGGGTTTGGTGTGGTGTTACTTGCAGGGGTTGATCGTATTTGCACTATTCTTGCGTGTTGGACGGTCATCAACTGTTTTCCCTTCGACTGCATACACCACGCCGGAGGAGAAAAAACCCTTTGATTTCATCGTTAGCGCAATAACAAAAGGCGAGTACCCCGCATATGCTCCAAAGCTGTTCTTTGAGTTCACCTCTCCGCAGACAAGCATTGCGATTGAGCCATCATCCTTTTCACCAACTTTTTTTGACACAACGTCTCTAAATTGGGTCGATAATGGATCTTTCATGTCGTGAGATATCTCGCTTTTAGCTAACTCTATGGCTTTCTCTTCCGTAGGTTTACATGCGGTGAGAAATAAAAGCGAGGAAATGATTACCATAACCATTTTCATTGATACCGTCCTTGTTTGATGAGATAGCTTTATAAATCTTTGCCACAAAATCGGCACAATATTGCTTCTTTTTTTATTGTTTCGGCGCAATACGGGCATTTTTTAGTATCGCCTACTGAACCAGAGCCGGCAGACTCCACACCAAACACCTGCGGTTCGAGCTTTACCACTCCAGGGTTTGTGAAAGACCAGACAAGCGCGGCTATCCAACCCAAGAAGCTCCAGCCCAGGACAATGTTTAGCACCCAAATTGCCGTGGAATTTTTATGCTCCCTTGAACTAGCTATAACGCCGGGAAGAACATAAATGATCATAGCGAATATCAAAACAATGATGTGCCATACAGACATCAACTTATCCCCAAAAGTAAATAAAGTATTATCGTAACATCGAAGAAGATTAATCCAATACAATCACTTTCATCGTCTTGTTTTTAACCTGAACGCCTCACCATTCGGCTGAGCTATTCCCATGCGGCGCTGGGTCTCCTTCGCGGCTTTGTGAAGTCCGCCGAAATCTTCCACGCGGGCTGGTGGGCGGCGCACCTTCTGGAGACATTCATCCATGCGCCGCCGCACCCAATCCCGGGCCTCATCTTCGGCACAATGATTCATCACCTCCATCCACCGGGTAGCGGCCCGGCGATACAGCCCCTTAGCTTCAAGTGCTTCTGCCTTGCTGTCGTTTACCATGTTGCGATCCCCCTCAGAGCGGTATGCTGTCATCAAATGGTGGTGTCTGGTCATAGTCCTCATAGCCCGGCGGGGCCGGTTGCTGCTGCGCACGCCGTAGCGCGTCTGTTGCTTGCCCCTGCTGCCCCTGTCTGCCTCCGGGGCGGGCTGTTCTGGCGCTGATCACACTGTCGGCCAGTACCTGGTAACCCTGCTGGGTACCGCCATCCTGGCCCGTCCACTGATTGATCTGCATATTGCCCGCCACACTCACGAGATCGCCTTTCTGGTGTTTGGCCAGCGCATCGGCCTGCTTCCCAAAGGCAATGACGCCCAGCCAGAAGGTAGCCTGCCCGTCCGCTGCGGCATTGCACGGCAGCGATACCGCCAGCCGGGCCATAGCCATGCTCGTACCTTTTCCCGTTGTCCGGGTCTCAGGGTCGGCCACCAGCCGCCCGTATGCTGAATTTTGTGCTGCCATGCTCACCTCTCTCTCGGCCAGTCTCTGTTTTTTTTCTGATAATAAACAGAAATAGTGTTGGTTCAGTTGGTTCAGTTGGTTCACTGCCCGCCAGCCCGCGCCGTTACTGGGTTTTCCTGAACCAACTTCAGCAATTTTGCGTTGGTTCAGCGGGGCATTCTGTTGGTTCACCGCCTGCCAGGGAAAAAACTCTACGCGCTGGCGTTGGTTCAAAACGGCCATTTGTTGGTTCAGTGTTGGTTCAGATTCATGATTAAAATGCTTATAAAACAGTAACCTTTAATTACTGAACCAACTGAACTGACTGAACCAACACCTTTTACTCGTATGTGAGAAATACTATTCCTCTGGCTGGTTGTAGTCCTCCGGCAGGTAGTTGAGGACGTAAACGTTGATCTGCCTCCCCTGGATACGTGGAGACTTGCGCTGATATCCGCGTCCGCTGCTCGGTGGCGTCAGCATTCCCGCTCTTTTCAGTACTTCGGCAAACTGCTTGTGATTAAAGCCCGCGGCGATTTCCTTCTCGAACGTTGCCGGGAACGTATAGAACGATATCGGGCTCTCGTCGTGTTCCCCCTGGCGCCGCCGGTAGCCGGCTAGTTCTTTTATTGGCAGGTCGGCCGGGCTGTAAGGAAACGGCGCAAACCGGCTCAGGCCGTAGGCGTTAAGAAACGCCTCCGTTTGCTCGATGATCTGCTGATGCTCTTTGTTGCCGGTGCCGAACTCCCGCAGCCAGGCGTTATAGCTGTGCTGTACCGCATCCCGGCAGGTCTGTGCATCCCAGCCGGTGATGCCGGCGCTCAGCAGCAACGCCGCCTCCAGAATAGCGAACCTGGCGGCTACGCGATGTACTTGCTCGCCGTAGTCTGCAGGTATCAGGCTGCGCCAGCGGGCCTCACACCCCCGGACAGCTTCTGTAGCCTGCTGCTGGTGGTCGGCCAGCCACTTAATCCACTGCCGCCCAGCGGCGCCGTGGTGGTGCTGGTATGCCTCCTTCAGCGCATCCGCGTGCTGCTTGCCGTTCTGGTGCTCGTGAAAGTGAACCGCCTTACTCAGCGGGATATTCAGCAGCCGCACCAGCTGCCCGGCTTTGGTCCTGCGTCCGGCGCCCGCGATGAAGGTTTCCAAATCCATCTCGCCGGTGCTGATTGCCACGGTGCGCCAGCGCTTTAAGTCCCGGTTGCCGCCCTCCTTCGCACCCTGCAGCTTCCCAACCCCGTTAAAAAGCGCATAGGCAGACTGCGACACGCTTACCGGGTCGGATCCCTGGCCGACCTCATCCAGCGGCATCAGGCCGTCATTGTGTGCGGCGGCTTCGTTCGCCAGCCCCAGCGCCGTGCCGTACCACGTCAGGCGCAGTAAATCCGGGTTGCCATACAGGCTGCTGGCCACGTTCGCCGTGGTGGTCTTGCCCGCGCTCGACTGCTCATAGAAGTGGATCCCGAAGCCATCGGCGCCCGCCAGGCCAATCAGCGGCGCCGCCAGCGCTGCGGCGGTCGCAGTCATCATGGAGTAGTTACCGGCTACCAGGTGCGCCACGCTGCCGCGCCAGTCCTCAGCGGTGCCTTTGACGGTGTAGCCGGCCGCCGCCGAGCTGCGGCCGTTGAACAGCACAGGATGTTCCGGCGTTCCGATAACCTCGCCGTCCGGCATGATGTATGCCCCGCACTGCCAGCCCGTCGCGTGGGCAACGCGCCACAGCTCCCGCGCGCCGCTGCGCTGTAGCCAGTCGGCCAGGATCGCGCGCAGGCTGCTTTTGGTGGTGACGTTAATCCCGCCTGCCTTCAGGGTGCGCCAGCCTTCACGCTCGCCAATATCAGCCAGGGGGATTGCGGCCGTCGTCAGCGCGCTGACACCGAATGCCTGCCAGCGGATAATCAGGTACTGGTCTTTATCATCCCGGCCGGTGCCCACCACTTCCAGCGGCGAACACAACCACGCTTCCTGGTTGATAACCTCCCCGCTGTCCTTGTCCACTTTCGGTGTTACCCAAAAAACGCCGTCTGCGCGGCTCTCAACATGCGGCTTAAGCGGGTCTTTCTCTGGCAGGCCGGACTTTCCGCCCTCAATGGCCTGTAACTGCGGTTTCACGCTGCCCCCCTGCGGTTGATACATCGAATGGTTAAAGGCTGCTGTAGCGGCTGCCAGCCCGTGCTGCTGGTGGTAGTCGTTCCAGTCGGCCTTATAGTCTGTCGGCGGCACGGATACATAACCATCCACGGATAAGGCCGCTTTCTCGGCACGCTCTGTGCCGGTGTTGGGCTTGTCGTCTAATCTGTCGTTATCGGCGGCAATGACGATCTGCGCCAGCTGGTACTTTCGGCGCATCACTTCGGCAACGGGTAGCAGGTTGCCCGCGTCAATTGCTGCCACTGCCAGCGCGTCCGGGCGCATCAGGTGAACTGAAAGGGCCGTCGCCAGCCCCTCGGCAATTAAAACGCTCTGCGGCGATTCTGGCGCGTTTACGGCGTGATATGCCCCGCGCTTTGCCGAACCTGTCAGAAGTCGCTTTTCCCCCTGCGGGGTGATGGTCTGCGCGGCTGTGACTTCGCCGGATTCATCCACCAGCTCCAGCAATAACGAACCATCCGGCATTATCGGGTAATTAAACCCGGTCAGCCCTTTTGATTGCAGGTACTCAGCTTCGCCCTGTATGGCTCTCTGGCGCATTCCGGCATACAGACGGGCAAACGTAGCCCTTCGCTGCTCTGCGTCCTCTGCGGCCTTTTTCTGTCGCTCCTGCTCATGCCGCTGGCGGTCTGCTTCCAGTTGCCCCCTTCTCTGGCTCGCTGCCGTCGGGTCGGTTTCTGTCTCCCGGTAATCAATACCCAGCACATCAGCGGCAAGCTGTGCCGCCTCCGTGGTGTCGCAGTTGTTCACCTTCTTAATCAGGTCTAAGCCATCGCCCGCGCCGCACTGGTTGCAGATAAAGCTACCGCGCCCGTTGTCGTCGAATCTAAAACGGTCTTTCCCACCACATGCAGGGCAGGGGGCATGACGGCGCGATGAATCAGGAACGTCGATAGACAGGCCAGCCAGCACATAAGGCCATTTACCAGCGGCGGCGCTGGTCACTTCGCGGATAATGTCGATATTACGCATTCGTATTACCTCCCTCAGTGCGCCGCTGGCATTTCAGGCAAGCCGTTTTCATTCAGATCAGCAATGAATCCATCATGCAGCTCTGCCAGCGTTTCACGTCCGAACGGGGTCAGCTCGCCGCGCTCCGTGTCGATCATGGCCTGATAAAAAACAATGGCGTTCGCCGTTCCCTGCTCAATGCCGTAGCGCTCAATCATTGCGCCCTCGATGTTATTCGCCATCGCCAGACGTTCCGCGAACGGGTAAACCACAATCCCCGCTGTGCCATTTGAATAAAACGTCACCAGCGACGATTTGCCGTCAGCCTCCGTGACGGTGGTTGTGCCGTTTTCGCGCTTCATCTCAGAAATGAATGTCGCAGCAATCAGCCAGCGCCACATGGTGACGTTATGCTGCGCGGTAAAGTCGAACCAGCCACGCGCCCCGCCATCAGCAACGGCAAAATGTATGGCGTATCCGATATTTGGCGTATCGTCGTACTCTCCGGCATCAAGGCGGTTTACCGCGCTCTCGTAGCTGATAAGAGCAAACTGCTCATATCCCCCGGCATCATTGCGGGTCATGATATTGACGCCGTGCGGTGTGGCTTCGGCGTGTAATACGTCGTCATTTCCCGGTGTGAATTTCTCTACGTTGCTCATGCTTTGCCGTCCAGACTCAAATCCATATCAACTAACTCGCCTTCTACTGAATCCATCAGCTCGGGGATACCATCCAGAAGGGTAATGACTGCGCCAATAAGATGATCCGTGCCGCTATCTTTTTTAATCGGTGCTTCAAGCCAAAGAGAAAGAACTTGCTGCGCTTGCTTGATACGGCAGGCTGAATCAATCAGGGATAACTTGCTCATGCGCTGCCCTCCCGGTACTCACGCATCTTCGTTAGTTCATCAGCCAGGCGATTAACTTTGCGCTCGGTTCTAATGGTTGCGCATCTCAACTCGGTGATTAATGTCGCAAGTCTGGCGCCATAAAGCGGATTGGCGGCACGTAATGGCCCGTCCAGATAAAGATTCCATAACTCAAGCAATTCACTGGCATAGCGCACCGCTGCCGTTGCGTCACCTGTCGGGATTGTCTCTGGTTCAATTACGGCGACTGTATTCATGCTGCCACCTCACGAATGCGGTTAATCTGGATGTGGGACAGGCGTTCATTTCTGGCCTGATTTAGCGCCTCAGCTTTGGCGCTGATAGTGCTGCGGGCGTCAACGATATAAACGAACTCGACTAGCTCGCCGCTCCGGGTGGTGGCGCATCCTGCAACACGGAAGTAATTAAGCATGTGCGCCCCCTGTGCGAATGCGTCCGGCGAAAAAGCAAACGTGATCCCGCGCCAGAATGCGGCGGGCTTCCTGCTCAGTCTCTGCGGCGATATGGTGAATTTTGGCGGTAATTGTCGGCATATCGCGGCGAACTGCTGCGATAATCCAGATAAATTGCGGAATTTGGGTAGGGGTAGTAGCCATGGCGGCAGCCTCCTTCAGATAGCGGGTAACGCCACCACCGGAAACGCCAATTTCACTGGTGGTAGCCCAGACAGGGTTGGCGTAACCGGCTCTGAAGGATACCGGCGCTTCCGAAGAAGCCCCTGCCTGAGCCACCATTGCTCTTGAAAGGCGCTGGATTATATACCAACGCTCAAAAAAAGGGTGAGTCAGACTAACGGCACAAAAAAAGACGCTTGGCGCGTCATGTGTCGCCTTCAGAGTTATCAGGACGCCAATCCCGGCACCAGATTTTGCTGGTGCGCTATAACCATAGACCGGGATACCGTCAGGCCGCAAGCCCTTTTTGTTACGTTGCGGCAATTTATAGCTGGCGGTGTGATGGGCTACACATCCACCAGCGCAGGACTGGCTATCTGGCAGATAGTTAGATACCGAGCTCTCGCCGGCGCACGTACTTCCCCCAAAATTCCGCCGGGCATTTTGTGCGCCACTGTCAGTGGCCCGCAAAGTGACAGGTTTTGACAGGTTTCCACGGTGGCGCACCGCCTGCAGAGCGTTAACTTTTGCATACATCAGGCCAGCCAGAGAGAGGCTTTTGCGCCGTGCACCGGTAATCATTGCTTCACCTCCGTGTACTCCTTCATGAAGCGCTCAATGGGCTGTACGCATGGGAACTGATAGCCCTCGCGATAGAACGTCACGCGGTTATGCGCTACAGCGGTCACGCTCACCATCTGGCCGTGAGCGTCGCGGTAGGCGTGATTTGGCAGCGGCGTGCTGGTGGGCTTATTCATCGCTATCCCCCATGCGCTTAGCCAGCCAGCGCTGAGAAAGGCGGGTTAATTCCGCTTTGCGCTGGTCGTACTCCATACCCATATCAATCAACGTGATGTTGGTACTCTCCAGGTAACTGAGATGCTCCAGTTGTCCGGCGCTCATGCTATCGCGCGGTTCGCCTTCGATACCGTTCGCCTGCGCCCACTGCTTAGCGGTCACGCCCCCCAAAACAATGCGGGCGATCATGTTGCTCTCGTTGCTGTAGTGGCGGCCTTGCGTCTCTTTACCCTGTTCTGCGCGGGCAGCATCCAGAGCAGCGCACATCGGCTTAAAGAGGTTGGCGGCACCAATGCGGGCTTTGAGGTGCCTGCGATACTTCGCGGCGATTTCCGGCGCACTCAGCTGTAACGTTTCCTCACACTGGATGAAATAACGGCGGACGGCGCGGCCCTGTTCGTTGCGCTCAACCATTGCTACTTCTTTAGCCATATCCAGCGAGAGAAGGTAATCATGCTCGATTTGCTGGCGAAATTTTGTGCTCGCCCGTTTTGGTGAGCTCAAATTTTCAACACGGATGTAGTCAGTCCCGGCTACAAACCCATACTGGTCGATGCGGCCTTTAATCCAGTTGGTAAAGTCACGACCCACACCCAGCGCTTTATGCAAAGCTCGGGCGCTCGCAATATTAGTTTCACGCCCGCCAATCTGACCGGAAATAACAGGGACAATAGCGGCAAAGTCGTTACCGTTAATAACGCCTGGGTTAACGTTAGGTTGTGGGGCGGCCTCAGAATTGAATCTGCTTTTTTCGATTTTCATTTTTTCGGCTCCGTTATGCGGCGGTGAAGTTGTCCGGGTAGAGGTTCAGAATGTCGGCGATATCCTGCTTAGAAAGACCGTGGTGTTGGTTGACCGCTGCCATGTGGTTAACGAACTGAATCACTTTCAGCACGTCACCGCGGCATGCAAACCGGTAGCGCATGTGCGCACCGATACCATCAGGGTTTTTCTCTTCTAGGCGTTCCAGACAGATATCAAGCTCGCGCTCAAGCTCGCTCGCATAGTTGCGGCCAGATGAGAGCCGGCAATGGCGCAGGATATCGTTTTCTGTCCACCCACCAGCCCCACAGCGCAGCATGTAGGTACGGGCACGGTGTTTCTTCGGGGTGCGTTTTGAGGCTTGAACGGTGTAGGCTGGTGGCGTAACATCAGATTCGCGAGTATCTGAGTTAGCCGCCTGTAATGGGCGGTTTTCTTTTTGCATCAGACCACCTTCCCGCGACGTTCTGCCAGCCAGTTGTTAATCTCTACCGCATCAAAGGCGGTCACGTTATCAGTGAGTTTCACCGGGCGCGGCAGTGTGCCGTTTTTAACCCATCGATCAATGGTTGGCATTGATACCCCTAACAACGCCGGCATGCGAAAGCGGCGGATATACCCAGTGGTAGGAATGGCTGATTGTGTCGTTTGACTTGGCATCATATGCTCATTAACTCCCATGATAGCTGCTGAAGTTATGCGCAGTTTAGTGTCTATTTATCCAGTTATTCCAGTGAAAATAGATTCTTTTGAAAGATATAGCATTTCCATTAAAAAACAGAATTTCCATTGAAAAAACACACTCCAGGAATCTCTCGCATTTCTCCGAATAAACAGCATCTTGAGTTAACGCATAACCCAGTGATTTATCAAATTTTTACATCTTTTCGCATGCGGTACTCTGTTTTGGTATGTTTTGTTATGTATTGATTTACATGTCTTTATTTGGCTGCAAATGACTCGCTATGACTCGCTATGACTCGCTATGACGACTTATGGAGAACACAGGGCAACACAAAACGACACAGAACGACACGCGTTAACACGAAATAAAGAATTGCGAACTGGCACGGGCTGGCACGGAAGGAAACAGCGGGAAACGACACGCTCTATGGCGATCTATATCGATTTTATCTCATGGTGGTTATAGTCAGGTGTAGCAAGGGAAGGTAGTCGATAACTGGAGCCACGCCATTAATGATCCCTCGAATCTGTTTAATGGCGTGGTTGATTTCTTAATCGAGGTTATGGATTGCTAACAAAGCCTGCTTTGCTTTTGCCGCAAAAGCAGCTCTGCTTATCCCTTTTTTGGAAATACCTTCACACTCTAATAAATCAAGCACATCCTTATAGATGGCCGTAACATTAGGCTTTCCTGAGTTTATATAGGAGGGTGCTCCAGATTTTTTTACCAGCAACTGGATGATCACGCCCATCATCTTCATTGTTCCATCTTCCTCATCCTGTTTACGGTGCTGGCCTCGCCCGCTGCGATTTGTGTCTTTGATGTAGTTCACAAGATGCAAGCCACCCAAATTGCGGGCTTTTTCCTCCCATCCTTTTGTTCCACGCAAATCGTCGATAGCCTCTGTAACTTTTTGCGTAATTATCTCGGGTGTACTTTCTTCAATAAATGGGAAAGCAGCCAAGAGAATATCCAGAGCGTTACAGGCCTCGTCAGTAGATATTTTTTTATCCCTGTGTACCTTTAGGGCTCTAGCTATTGCCCTTCTGGTGTGATCAACGTAATCAAAATGCTCTTCGGGAACATCACTTATTCGAGTTAAAGGGTTTAACCCCGCAAGAGCCAGCGCCATCTCTTGCGGGGTTATTGAGACAGACACACAAAGCCTTTCGATAGGTGATTTTCTAAGGATATCTTTCATACTTTCCTTCGCTCTAAATCAAACGGCATTACGTTATAATCTCCCCCACTTTCCAGAGCCACCAGCAATTCTACCCATTGCGCCAGTGCCGCTTTCCGCTCCTCAAAGTACTGGTGACGGTTATAAATACCCTCTATGCCCGGTATTTTATGGTTAAGGCAACGCTCGGCTATCACCGGGTCAATGCCTATCGCGGCCATCTGGGTGCGCATGGTGCGCCGCAGGTCATGGATACTGAACGGCTCAACTTCAGCCATTTCTTTCAGTACTGACGGCATGACCATATTCAGCGTGGCCCGGCTAACGTGAGCCGTTGTTCTGGCGCGTCTGGCCGGAATTAACCAACGACTATCACCGGCGAAAAGTCGAATCTCTTTAATCCATTCGATCACTGGCGCCGGCAGCGGAATATCGATGTCATCACCATTCTTTGCCCGCGAGCCAGGGAGACGCCATACCTCATTATCAAGGTCGAACTCCGACCATTCGGCAGCGCAGAGCTCCATTTTGCGCACCCCAAGCGCCAGAATAATCTTGAACGTTAGCTCATTCTCTCTACTGATTCCGCGCCCACGGCGTAGCGCCTTGAAGAACATAATCAGCTCATCACGGCTTAACGCACGTTTGCGCCCCAGCTCTTTCCCACCAGCGTCTTTAGAACCAAAGGATATCGCCGGGTTAACCTCTATCATCCCGCGCACCACAGCGTAATCGAACAGGCGCTTAAGCATGCGAAGCACATCATTAGCCACCGTGGGAGATCCGCGCTCTAAAACATCCTGCAGGACGCTATCAATGTGCCGCGGCCGAACGTCCTCTACCTTCATTTTTCCTATGAGCGCAACGATATTCTTTTGCAGGCTGCTGCGGAAAAGCTCAGGGTGCTTGTAGGTGGTTTCTATCTGGCGGGCGTAATACTCAGCGGCAAGCTCTGAAACGTGAATGGCGTTCTTCTCGGCCTCAATCTTCGCTATTGCGGCAGCTTTGCGCTCCTGCTTCTCTGCGGCCACGTCGTACCCCAGCGCCACCCTGGCGGATAACTCTTTTGCTATCTCTCTGGCTTTAGCGAGTGAGAAATCGGAGTAAGAGCCGATCATCATCGTGCGAGACTTCCCCGCCAGCTTATACCGATAGCGCCAAAAAGGAGTTTTATCCTCTTTACGGAACCTCAGATAGAGGCCGTCGCCGTCTGCTCGCCCCTCGAAACTTTCCCCGCTCTTAATCCACGCGCGGATCTGCATGTCTGTAAGTTTTGGCAT